ATGAAGCTCAACGCCAGACAGGTCGAGACCGCAAAGCCAAAAGATAAAACCTACAAAATGGCCGATGGCGGCGGTTTATATCTTGAGGTTTCTGCAAAGGGTTCTAAATACTGGCGCATGAAATACAGACGCCCCTCTGACAAAAAAGAGGATCGCCTCGCTTTTGGTGTTTGGCCTACCGTGACGCTTGCTCAGGCAAGGGCAAAGCGTGATGAAGCTAAAAAGCTGTTAGTGCAGGGCATCGACCCAAAAGCCGAACAGAAAGAAGCTCAGGCCGTGAACTCGGGGGCATACACTTTCGAAACTATCGCTCGTGAATGGCACGCCAGTAACAAGCGCTGGAGTGAAGACCATCGATCACGCGTTCTACGCTATCTTGAGCTTTATATTTTCCCCCATATCGGTTCGTCCGACATTCGGCAGCTTAAAACCAGCCACCTGTTAGCCCCGATTAAAAAAGTTGATGCCAGCGGCAAACACGATGTCGCTCAGCGCCTGCAACAGCGCGTCACGGCCATTATGCGTTATGCCGTACAGAATGATTACATCGACTCAAATCCAGCCAGCGATATGGCCGGTGCGCTATCGACAACCAAAGCGCGACATTACCCGGCTTTACCTTCCAGCCGGTTCCCTGAGTTTCTTGCACATCTAGCTGCATATCGTGGCCGTGTAATGACACGGATCGCGGTCGAGCTTTCCTTGCTAACTTTTGTGCGCTCCAGTGAGTTACGTTTCGCGCGTTGGGATGAATTCGACTTCGATAAATCTCTTTGGCGTATACCTGCAAAACGAGAAGAAATTAAAGGCGTGCGTTATTCGTACCGAGGCATGAAGATGAAAGAGGAACATATCGTTCCGCTTAGTCGGCAGGCGATGATTTTATTGAATCAGTTAAAGCAGATTAGTGGTGATAAAGAGCTGCTTTTTCCGGGGGATCACGACGCAACTAAGGTTATGAGTGAAAACACCGTAAACAATGCATTGCGTGCCATGGGTTATGATACGAAAACTGAGGTCTGTGGGCATGGTTTTAGGACGATGGCGCGTGGTGCTTTGGGTGAGTCAGGGTTATGGAGTGATGATGCGATTGAGCGCCAGTTAAGCCACTCAGAACGTAACAATGTTCGTGCGGCGTATATTCATACTTCTGAGCATTTGGAAGAGCGTCGGCTTATGATTCAGTGGTGGGCTGATTATTTGCAAGAGTGTTATAAAGGGCCAATAACGCCATACGAATTTGCAAAGAAATCTCAGTAGAAAACATAAAATCTATTAGTTGTGATAGATATCACTTTGTTTTTATTGAAATATAACGAGGTTTATGCATCATAGGGCATAGTGCAAGTATATAAATAGATAACAAGCTAATAATTTTTCAAGATAATTATATTAAGAGGTGTTTAATGGAAGTTAACGTGGTCACCATTGTTTTGGGGGTGTGTTTGTTTGCTGCTATCGTTGCCGTGCCTGTATGGAAAATAAGCGCAAGATTTTTCTTCAAAGGAGGAGTAAAAAATAAACTCAAAAATGTTTCAATTAATGGCGATTATACTGGTCGAGATAAGAAAAATTAATAAGGCCATTGTATGGGTATTTTTAATAGGCTGAAAAATGTTTTTGTAAATGGTGATTATGTTGGAAGGGATAAAATTGTCTATAATACAGAACCCACTCAGCTAATGCTATTGCAAGAGGAGTATCAGGAAGAGTTTAAAAATAGGCAAATTTGCACAGAAATGATTGATGAACTGAATCATTATAATACCAAAAAAAGTAAAGTGCGTGATTTGGAAGTTAAACTTAATGCTGCTGGGTACTCTTCCTTTCTTGACGAAGCTCGCGAGTTAAAAGAGTTGGTTTCGAAATTAATTATACAATATCAGCATTATCGCTCAGCACAGAAAATAATCGCTTTTTTATTGTCAGACGTTCATTCAATTTTTCAATACAGAATAAAACCTCATATAGTAAATAAACAACAAGAGGCACAGATCCTTGAATTAATATATTTATATATAGAGTGTGAACTGAGTAGAAAGTTAGGTATAAATGCCTTGGAGATATATAATAGACAATTGCGTGGTATGGTTTTCTTCCTTACAGGAAACTGTCATTTGGAGTGGGAATAATGTTATTATATAACAAGGCATTTGATATCAATCATACTATTCTAAGAATGTCTTCATGGCTGCTAAATAGCTCTGAGCCGTTAATAAGTCTTGAGGGTATAAGAATATTTGACTTCTTAATAGCATTTCCTGAGTACATATCCAAGTTATCACTAGGGAAAGAATTAGTGAAGGAAAGAAATAAGTTCAAAAGGTTTTCTAACCCTTATAATGCTTTTGATCCTCAATCCTTGTTTCAGCAAATGGAAGGGGTGCAAAAATCTGCAATTTGTTCTTTAGTAACAGCATCAGTTTTAGTAGAAATTAATAATGAATTATATGAAATAAAAAAAGATAAGTTATATGCGATTGGATTTACCAAAACCAATCTTTTTGATAGCATAAACGAAGATGTGATCTCATTTATCAGTAACAATCTTGAGACATTACCTGTAACGGGAATAACTGGACTTAAGGCCGCTAGCAAATTAATGAGTTTTAAATATGATCGTATATAATCCCACATTGAATATTAAAAAACTTTACGCATTCAAGGATGGTAAAGAGGTCATACACTTGAAGTTTCATAATGGGCTGAATGTCATATATGGCTCGAACGGAAGCGGAAAAACCTCGGCAATTCAGTTACTCGCGTATGTTCTTGGTTCTACGATCTATAATTGGAAAGAAGAAGCAGGGAGTTGTGATTACGTTATAGCTGAAATTTACGCAAATGAGTCTACTATAACCATTCGTCGTGAGATAAGTGACACAATGGCAGGTATGAGCATTTTTTTTGGTACATATGAAGAAAGTATCAAAGCAGGGAAAACTGGATGGTTTAGCTACCCCTACGCAATTTCTACTAACAAGGAAAGTTTTTCACAACGTATCTTTGAAATCTTAAACATACCTGAGGCTAAATCTGACGGGATTAATAATCTTACTTTACATCAAATCCTAAGGCTGGTGTATAACAACCAATCTGATTCTGCAACAAGTATATTTAACGACGAGAAGTTTGATTCCGCAATAAAACGAGAGTTTGTAAGTAATTATTTGCTCGGTTTGTATGATGATGATCTTTATAATAATAAATTAGAGTATATTAAAAAAGAAAAAGAGCTAACAAAAACAATAGCTGAGTTAAAGGGTTTACTATTATTAATAGATGGTCAAGATCTTGATTTTAAATCTGATAATTTAGATAGCTTATCTGAACAATTACAGGGAAAGATCGATTCTATAATTGAAGAAATTGAAAAGTATAAAGAGTTAGATACACGGATAAAATTTAGTAATGAAGTTAAGGCAATTAGTGCAGAACAATTAGTGAAGGATAAGAACAAGCTTATTGCCTTGGAGGTTGAATTAAGTCAAATACAATATAATATTGTTGATTCAACCAAATTTATTGAAGAATTACAAAATAAATTACTTGCTATTAATGATTCAATTAAATTTAATAGTTCATTCAAGTTTAAAGAGTTCGATACCTGCCCATCATGTTTTACTAAGTTGCCAACTGCTCATGATGATAGTAAATGCTCTCTATGTGGTACAGAAGACCCGGATTCGGCAAAGCAAATTAATTATGCTAGAATGAAAAATGAAATAATGATTCAAATCAACGAGTCACAAAATCTTTTGGAAAGGAATAAAATAAAGAGTGGTGAGATCTCAAAGCAAATAAAATGCTTAAAAAGTGGAATGCGGAAAGAAGTTAACAAAGTTTCGGTTGTTAGTTCATCTTTGAATTCCCATGATGATAGCTTACTTTATAGTAAATATAAAGAGATTGGAGAGCTTGAAGAAAGACTAGATACTTTAGGTCGTATGGAGTCCGTTTATTCAAAAATTAAAACACTTCAGACTCTCCGCGATAGCTTACAAGCCAGAGTTACATTTTTACAAGAAAACATTAGTAAAAAAGAACATGATCTTCAGTTAAAAATGCCAGCACTGAAAGAGAAAGTCAGTGAATATATGGAAGAAGTTTTAACTAAAGATGTCGAAAATATTGATGATCCTCATGATAAAGCTGAATTTAGTAACATAACTAGCATCGACTTTGATCTGGCTTCAAATAGGATTGTTGTCAATAATAAAGTCTCATTCTCTGAGAGCTCAATGTACTATCTTAATAATGCCCTGCATATAGCATTGCTAAAATTAAGTTTGGTTGATCCTAATGTAAGATTTCCACGTCTTTTAATTCTGGACGGTATAGAAAATGGTGGCATGGAAGATGCTCGCTCACAGGGTATCCAAAAAACTTTAAAAGAAATTTCTGATGAGTTTTGCGGGGTTCGGCATCAGATTATTATTACAACTAAAGGAATATACCATGCCGTTGATAATGATAAATATCGAGTTGGAGAAAAATTTACTTCATCAAATCGTAGTTTAAATATGTGATTTTGAACAGGTGCGGCTTTAGCTGCACTTGTCTTTTGAATAATAATATATCGCAATTATTAATTCCGTGTAACTTTATTATTGTCTATGTTATTTATAGATGTTGGCGTTATATTATCGGTCGATAATGGATTTGAGCTATTTTAGGTTAGTTAAAGTTGTTTTAAAAATTCGATAAAGAAAATAATTTGATACTCACAAATCCTTTCTTAGCATACTTAAAGTACCTCTTACGCGCGCAGCCCCGCCCGCCTGCCCGCTTCGCTTAACAGACTGGTTTTCATGCACCCCGTAAACCGTCTCAGAAGCCACCACACAAGGGCTTTCGCGTCAAAAATGGCGCATGAGACTCATGCGTTTTCATGCGCCATAGATATGCACTCATACGCTCTCAGGCCAGCCAGGGAAAAGGCGTAAAAAATCCCGGTACTGGACCGGGACTTCGTGGTCGTATTTTGCTAATCAGACAGGAATTTGCTGACGGTTTGACAGCTTTGACGCGGAGCCATAGCGATTGAGTGTTTGCTGTTGTTTTTCCGGTATTTTTGCTTTGTCTGATTCCTGTTCATTGCACTGAGGCTTCATAATGATCGTATCCACGCTTTCCAGTGCGGTAAATGTGCAGGAACATTCCAGATTCTGGCACTGATACCATGAGCGTTTAACCGACGGAGCTTCATAGGCGCTGGTTCTGGCGTGAGCGACCGCGCCACATTCAGGACACTTCAGGGCCATATCAGCACACTCCTTTTTCATTAAGTCGGTTAAGGCGGGCCAGGAAAACTTTATGTTGTGCCGGGGTGAAACTGGCTGAAGCATCAGCGCGCATTGATGCATCCACCGTTAATCCGGTTTCGTCGATAATGCTCTTATATGCTGCTGAAATTACCGGAGTACGGACTTCCGTTTGTCGGGCTACAGCGGTTCGTAATATTTTCATTGCCGCCTCAAGCCCGTATGGTGCACAAAGAAAAGGAGCCAGAGCGTCAGTGAGTGCATCACCATGCTCGCTCATGAAGTTTTCAGTTGCGCTTGTAACACAGCTTTCCAGCACAATCTGGTGAGCATAAAGACCATCCCGGGCGGCACAGTTAATCTGCCATTCGAGGAGTGCAAGACGCTCACGAAGATCCTCAAGTTGGCTGGCATATGCTGCGGGTTTTTCTTCAGTATCCAGCAAAGCAGCCAGACGAAGCTGGCTGGTACTTTGCACATTACGTAGTGTCAGCCAGCTTTTTATTGCCGCGCGGTAATCGTTGAGAGCTTCCTGAGTAATGGTTCCGGTATTCATTCCTTCTCGCCCCCTTTAGCCATGTCACGCTGTTTAAGCATCCGGGAACGTGCTGCAGGGCTGGGTGATTGTCTGGCATCCTGTATGGCTTTATCGTCCGCATAAATGCTGATCCCCGGCAGGGCAATATCATCCGTTGAAGATACGTTACAGAACAGTGCCGGAGTGGTGAGTTGCTCGCTGATAAATTGCTTCAGCACACTTTCGGGGTCGTTTACGGTATGAACTACACCGATAACAGAAGATGCGCTTCGGCCCAGAGTCATTTTCAGCAGTCCAAGGATCTGAATAAGTTTCTGGCCGTGTTCCTTCATAAACTCATTCCAGAGCCACACTGCATGAGTTTCAATCAGGTGATTATGTTCGCTGATGTAGCGGTTTGCAGCATCCGCAGTTTTCCATGGCAGGAATTCATTTTCTGCAGCCTGAGCAGCCAGCAAATCTTCGAACTCATCCAGTGTTTCGCGTCCGAGGGCGATTTCTGCCCGCAGTTTTTTCATTCGTGGCGTCATATTCCCCTGATTCTCACGAAACAGGTTTCGCCATTCATCATTAAGCGCCTGCGTCTCCGTTTTTGTATCTTCCTGACGTTTACGGATAGTTTCAGTCATTGCAGCGGCTTCGGTTTGTTTTCGCCGTTCTTCCTGCCAGACAGCTTTTGCTGCCTTAACTTTTTCCACCGCTTCGCGAATTTTCGGCGGGAGGGTGGGGGTAATGTTTGCATCAGAGATCTGGTTAACAGTTGTCATGGCTGCTCCGGTAGTGTTTTGTTGTTGTGTCAATTGTGCCGGGGTCCATACAAGCGCACTACCGAGGAGGATTGTGTCAGTGACTGAACAATGACCTTGTTCTGGCTAGCCAGAGAAAGGTGTCATGTCTGATCTATACGCTTCCTTTAATACATACTATTCACTACTGTTCACTTCAATAAAAATATAGTAAATACATGTGGTTAAGTGGTGTAGTGTTTTAATTAAAGTGATCATCTACTGTTCATGACTGTTCACAGAGATAAAATTAAACATATATTTTTTTTTCATATAAGTCGCGATATTTATTTCAGTTTATTACTGGATCTTTTCTCCTCACCAATATTCACCAGTATTCAATACATATTCTATGTAAAGAATAAAAGATGTCTTATGTCTGTTTAATAATTAAACATTCAACCTCCCTGCACTCAGTTGCATTTCAGGAAAATATTCATAAAAATGAATTTGTCTGATGTTCATTAAACACATCCGGATACATGCGGAAGTAAGATGGTAATTTAATTTCTTTAATCATCGGATTTATTGATACATATGGTGAGCTGTTTATTTTTGGCCGTTTTTGGCTCTTTTATTAATCAGGTGTTGTCTTAGTGCTTATGATGTAACGCCCTGAATGATATGGGCTGGTTCAGATTTGAGCTGTGATCCTGCCTAGTGTAATAGACTTTTTTATTATTGATGCTCCTTATTATATTCCATAAAGGAATTGTTTGTTTTTGTTCGTTTCATACGGTTTTTAGCTGTTTTATTTTTTGAGAAATCAACATTTCACACAAAATAAATAAAGCATGCGCGAGCCGCTTATATAAACATAATAAGGAGCTACCTGAATCCGCATGGAATTGCCCGGACTGTTGTAAACATATTAGAGAGGTAGCCAGATGAATAGTATTTCCGTTTCCACCCCGGCACCAGCTGCTCCGGTGCTCCCGGTTCCGGCTCAGCAGGAGCGCTTCATACGATTACCTGAAGTGATGCACCTTTGCGGGCTATCCCGTTCAACCATCTACGACCTTATCAGCCGCGATGCCTTCCCGCAGCAGATATCCCTGGGTGGAAAAAATGTGGCCTGGGTACAGTCGGAGGTCAGTGCATGGATGGCGGCGCGAATTGCTGCCCGCGAGCAAGGAGGCCATGCGTGAAACTTGCTTTGCAGTCTCATCTCCTTTTTTCTGGCTTGCGTCCTGATATCTTTTCCAGGTATAGTTTTCCCGCTGCCGCAAAATCGGCTGCCGGGCGTAGGAACCCGAGTTACTTATTGGCGACACCAGACGCGCCGTGCGTCTTTTTTTACGTCGTTGCTCAGGCACACCCATTTTTCGGGCTGCGGTGCTTATACCTTAGCCCCTTTCAGATAATGGTGGTCCGGGCGGGGCAGCCTTCGGGCTGGCCGGTTTCCAATAAGGCCGGTATTCCTACCCCCGTTCGGGTCACCACCCATGAGCGTAGGAACTCCGGTGGTGGCATTTACCGCTACTTATTGGAGGTTGCCCTTATGGCTACGATCCTCGCCCCGTCACATCCTCAATTTATATTTGTTTTTGCCGCCGTTCGTCGTGCAGAACGTAAACCACGTATCAGTATGCTGCGTATCATCGCCAGCAATGAGCATCATGCACGTCTTTCACTGGTCCATGAGTATGTGCTTTGTCTTGCTGCTCGCCTGCCTGTCCGGGAGGTGATCTAATGAATCACGCCGCAATCTCTTATGACGATATTCTCCGCCTGAAGCATCTTCGTAACGTGGGAGAGTTTGTCACCGGAATGGCTGTTCTTCAGGATTGCTACGAAAAACCTGCCAGTGCTCAATGTGAACAACTGGTTTCCCTGATTTATCTGATGACAGAGCAGCTTGATGGCGTGGTACAGCGTTGCCAGGATGACCTCATGAACATGGAGGTGGTGCAATGAAATCACGTACTCTTTCCCTTTCACTTCGGGTAGCGTTGTATCGCCGCGCGGTAGCCTGCGCCTGGTTGAGTGCCTGCTATCAGCAAAACCGCCATCTGCAGCTCACTCTGGATGAAATTGAAACCGCTATTGCCCGTGAGCTTGAAGGATTTTATCTGCGACAGCACGGGCAAACAAAAGGCATGGAAATCGCCTGCGCCCTGCTTTCAGACCTGATGGAATACGGCCCTCTAATGTCCTGTCCCGCACTCTCCCAGCTCGGAATAGCCGTAATGGATGAGTTATGCGTCCGTCACATCAAAAAGCCGGTTTTACACTGAGGGAGAACTGCGTCATGTCAGGAATGAAAGTCAGTCAGGCCGTGAAGGCTGCCCGCGGTCACTGGGCTCAGATTCTGCCAGCGCTGGGCGTGAATATATTGAAAAATCGCCATCAGCCTTGCCCGGTCTGTGGCGGTAAAGATCGTTTTCGCTTCGACGATCAGGAAGGACGCGGAACATGGTTCTGCAATCAGTGCGGAGCCGGGGATGGTTTAGCGCTTGTCACCAGGGCACTGAATGTGGATATCAGTGAAGCAGCTGACAGGATACATGGACTGACACATGATCTGTCTATAGTTAATTCCGAGGTCAGGACGTTAACCGCCGATACCGATAGCGGGAAAGATGCAGCGGCAGCACTTGCCGCGCGACTGCTGCAAGCCTCGCGTGAATCTGCCGGAAACACTTATCTTACACATAAAGGTTTCCCGGAGCATATTTGCCATGAGCTGACTTCAGCTCATAAGGCCGGTGGTGTGATGTTCCGCCCCGGTGATTTGATCGTCCCACTCTATAACGCTGACGGGGAGCTGGTGAATATTCAGCTTATCAGTGGCAATGGTAGCAAGTGTTTTCTTAAAGGAGGTCAGGTTAAGGAGGCCTATCATCTGATAGAAGGGGGCGGGAGTTCTGTAAGAAGGATTTGGATTGCGGAAGGTTACGCCACGGCGCTTACCATTCATTATTTGACAGGAGAAGCCGTCATGGTGGCATTTTCGTCGGTCAACTTTCTTTCTCTGAGCAGCGTTGCCCATAATAAGTATCCTGGATATCAGTTAATTATTGCAGCGGACCGCGATCTGAATGGTTCAGGCCAGAACAGGGCTGAAACTGCTGCAAAAGCGAGTCAGTGTGACATTGTGCTGCCACCGGTTTTTGGTGACTGGAATGATGCGCTTACCCAATACGGAGAGGAATCCACCAGGACGGCAATTCTTGAGGCTTTGAAGCCACATAACGCCAGTCCTTTCGACACAATGAGTGAAGCAGAATTCACAGCGATGAGTGTCAGCGAAAAAGCTCAGAGGGTTCGGGAGCATTACAGGGATGCACTGGCGGTTGATTCGAACGGGCAGCTTTTATCCCGCTACGAGTCTGGAGCGTGGAAAGTTATTTCTCAGTCAGATTTTGCCCGAGATGTCGCAGCCCTTTTCCAGCGCCTCGGGGCACCGTTTTCCTCAGGAAAAATTGCCTCACTGGTGGAAACATTAAAGTTAATTGTTCCGCAGCAGCAAAATCCGTCACGTCATCTGATTGGTTTTCGTAATGGCGTTCTCGATACGCGAACAGGGCTTTTTAGTCCGCACTGTAAAGAGAACTGGCTGCGTACCCTGTGTGAAGTCGATTTCACGCCACCGGTAAAGGGGGAAACGCTTGAAACTCATGCCCCGGCATTCTGGCGTTGGCTGGACCGGGCCGCCGGACACAAGCCAGCAAAACGCGACATTATTCTTGCAGCGTTATTTATGGTGCTGGCGAACCGCTATGACTGGCAGCTCTTTCTGGAAGTGACTGGCCCTGGTGGAAGTGGCAAAAGTATTCTGGCTGAAATTGCGACCATGCTTGCTGGAGAGGATAACGCCACCTCTGCGACCATTGAAACGCTGGAGTCCCCGCGAGAACGTGCGGCTCTGATAGGTTTTTCTCTTATTCGCCTGCCTGATCAGGAGAAGTGGAGCGGCGACGGCGCCGGGCTTAAGGCTATAACTGGTGGCGATGCAGTATCTGTGGACCCCAAATATCAGAATGCTTATTCAACACATATTCCGGCGGTTATCTTGGCCGTAAATAATAATCCTATGCGCTTCACTGATCGCAGTGGTGGTGTGTCCCGCAGGAGAGTTATTCTGCATTTTCCTGAGCAGATAGCACCGGAAGAACGCGATCCGCAGTTGAAAGATAAAATTGCACGAGAACTGGCTGTGATTGTTCGTCAGCTCATGCAGCGTTTCAGCGATCCGATGAGCGCCAGAACATTGCTTCAGTCGCAGCAGAATTCTGATGAGGCTCTCACCATCAAGCGTGATGCTGATCCAGCATTTGATTTTTGTGGCTACCTTGAGGCATTACCTGACACCAACGGCATGTTTATGGGGAACGCCAATATTGTCCCGCGCCAGCCACGTACGTACCTTTACCATGCCTATCTTGTATACATGGAGGCTAATGGCTTTAAAAATACCCTTAGCCTGACAATGTTTGGCAAAGGGCTACCAGTTATGCTGAAGGAATACGGGCTAAATTATGAGAAGCGGCGAACTAATCAGGGAATGCAGACTAACCTCACTTTAAAAGAGGAAAGTAATGCAGACTGGCTTCCCAAGTGTGATGAGCCAACAATCAAATAA